GAAAATCCTTAAAAGATTATATCGGTTTACAAATTAAAATTTTTAGTCCCAGCAGATTATCTACTAATTACACTACCCACCAACCCACCACCACTATGCAGAACATTCATAAGATTGATTGCATTCCTGCACTGGCTAAACCTATCTTAGGAAGCTCTGATCCTAACCGCAACTCCAAATATGGAGAAACAGTTGATCATGCCCTGAGAAAGCACCTCACAGACGTTGAACTTGATACTGTCATCAACAGCTACCGCCGTTCCCCTTGGAATAGTTTCGCTCTTGAAAAAGACATTGAAGCTCTCAACACCCCAGAGTTTAAAGTTATTAAAGATGAGCACTACCAAAAAGCCATCTCACGCACTTACGCGATCTTTAAGCCCGATGTGCCCCTTCAGCCCGTACATTTTGCCGATCTTAGATACTATCCTTGGAAGCTTTCTACTAACGTAGGAGCCCCATTTGCCACCAGCCAATACTGGATTGACTATGTCAACCAGAAATTTGATGACAAATTCCGCCTCCAGGAATACCGCGACCTCTTCCGAGAAGCTCACGGCTTATCCCTCGACCCAGGAATGATAGACCGTCGAATGACGAAACGAAATCTCTACAACGAGATGTTCTACATTAATCGAAAGAACATCCATCTAATTAAAGATGGCTGGAAAACTACCTCATCTGGTCATGACTTACGTTACTGGAATACGGCTTTTGCCCGCCAGCACCTAGTTAGATCCTTTGAAGACGACAAAGTTCGTCTAGTTTTCGGCGCACCGTCAACACTCTTGATGGCTGAACTGATGTTCATATGGCCGATACAAACAAACCTCCTTGCCCGAGGTTCAAACTCCCCTATGCTATGGGGATATGAAACCACGACTGGAGGATGGTCCCGACTCTACAACTGGGCTGCCCAATGCAGACCCCGATTTGAGTCAGTTGTTACCCTAGATTGGAGCCGCTTCGACAAAGATGCCCGACACAGTGTCATCAAAGACATTCACACCGACATCATGCGTCCTATGTTCGACTTCGACCATGGATATCATCCTACCATCTTCTACCCAGACACCAAGAACACCAATCCCAAGAGGATTGAAAATCTTTGGAACTGGATGACCGATGCTATCACCAGCATCCCACTAATGTTGCCAAATGGCGACTTATTGCGTTTCAGACACTCTGGAATCTACTCTGGCTATTTTCAAACCCAGATTTTAGACTCCATGTACAACTGTATCATGATCTATACCATTCTATCCAGAATGGGTTTCGACATTAACAATGTCCACTTGAAAGTACAAGGCGATGATTCAATCATCCTCATGCCCTTCCAATACGTGACATTACAACACAGTTTCCTCCCCTTCTTCACAATGTATGCTAACCAATACTTTGGCTCACAGCTTAACTTAGCTAAGAGCGAAGTCTTACCTAGCCTCGAAGGATCAGAAGTCCTTAAATACAGAAACCGGGCCACCATGCCCTACCGTGACGAATTACAACTGTTAGCAATGCTTAGACACCCCGAAAGGTCTATGTCACTGCAATCTCTAATGGCTCGCGCCATCGGTATTGCTTACGCTAACTGTGGAAACTCTACCCGTGTATACCAAATTTGCGAGGATATCCATAAATATCTTGCAGATTGTGGATTCTCCCCCGATCCACATGGTTTGCCACGAGGATTAAAGTTCCGACAAGACTTTGTACCTGGATACGACCCAATTGATTTGAGTCACTTCCCCAGCTACTTTGACACCGTCTGTCACTTACAAGATCCCGCTCGTAATATACTTACTGAGAAACACTGGCCACGCAAGCACTTTATCGGAATCCCCGGAAAGTCTTAGGTTTAAGACGTTTATTAACGTAAACTCTATTCCCTAACCCAATAACTACAAACGAATAGAAC